TTTAAATACAATTATACATTAATAATATAATTATAGAAAGTTAGGTAAATACATATGTCAAATTTACTGATAGGTTTATTTCTTGGAGTTATAATTGGCATGTTTCTACTAAAGTTTGTTGTGCCCTATTTAGATTGGCACTTCGAGATGTTTATATCACGTATCTCTGAAGGTATAACCGAACATAATTTAAATATAAGTATGATGAGCGCAGAGATGTTCCGAGAGTACCCAGAATTAAGTAATAATCTTGATAACACAGGGCAAACAAGCGTGATTGGGTTTCAATGCTATGGTGAAAATGATGAAATTTATGATGAAGAACAGGATAAATTAAAAAATAAGGATAAAAGGAAGGTAATTTAATTAGATGAGATTATTTCAAAGTGAAAGTAGATATAATGTTAAAACTGGCAAATGGGAAGAATGTTTTTGGATAGATGGTCAAGAAGTTGATGGTGATGATTATTTTTATGAAATGGAAATAGAAAATAAATTAGAAAATGATAAATTGCTTAAACAGATAGAGATTGAAGAAGAAGATGAATGTGACGGTTGTAATTGCGTGGAATGTACTATTTTGAAATATGTTGAAATAATACAAGATATGACTGGTTGTTGCCCACATTGCCTCGAAGAAATACTAACCAATTATATGATGGATATTATTGATCACATCGTAATTGAAGATGCTGGAGAAGAAATAAATAGAGAAAATAAAACTTTAAATTAATTATTTGCAGATTAAATCCGCTAGTTTTATATTAGTTTATTTATATTACTAGTGGGTTTCGCTGTGCATTTAATTGGGTGAAATGCCATAAAATTGTGGTTTGGTTCAAATATTTTAGAAATATAAATATGTTTGTTTTAGAAGAGAGGTTGATTGGGAGTCATGACCCATTCTCCGTACCCTCTCTTCTATTTTTTGTTTATGGGGTTAGTACGGAGAAATAAAAAGTACGGAAAGAGGATGATTAGAGATGTTGTTAACAAAAGAAGTTGAAGTTCAAGTTGTGGGTGGTACATTAAAATATTATAAATCATTAGGTTATGATGCAAAACTTAATAATAAACTAAAGGTAAAAGTAACTGATTTAAAGAAATGTTCAAAAGAAATGATAAAAGTACAATGTGATACTTGTGAAGAAATATTTGATTTTCATTTTGATGCGTATCGTAGATATAGAGAAGATTTTATTAATACTGAATATCAATGTAGAGAATGTGAAATTAAAGAAATATGGAATAATATTAAAAAAGAATGTGATTTATTAGATTTTACTTTAATTAGTGACATATCAAATTATAAAACTCATAAAAGTAAAATTAAATTAATATGCAATATACATAAAAATTATGGTATTCAAGAAATTTCGGTGAATGGTTTACTATGTAAACATTATGGATGTAAACTATGTTCTAATGAAAAGAAAGGTAGGGCAAAATTATTAGAGTTTGAATTGGTTAAATCTAAATTTGATGAAGTTGGATATATTTTATTAGAAACAAAATATATAAGTGCAAAAACTCCAATGAGATATATTTGTCCTAAACATCCTGATGTAATTCAAACAATTACATATGATAAATTAAGTATAGGGCAAGGTTGTGAATATTGTGCAAATGAAAGAAACGGTGATCGTTGTAGATTAGATTTTGATATAGTTAAAGATTTATTTAAATATAAGAATTTATCTTTAATTAGCATAAAAGATGATTATAAAAATAGGCTTTCTCCATTACAATTCATTTGTGATAAACATGAAGATTATGGAATACAAATAACTACTTATCATTATCTTAGTAGACAAGATAATGTATGTAAATGTTGCCAATATGAAAATCTTATTGGTGAAAAAGGTCATAATTATAGAGGTGGTATTTCTAATTTATCTAATTATTTAAGGGATAAAATTAGACCTTGGGTATTTGATTCGTTAAAATATTATAATTTTAAATGTGTAATTACTAATATAGAAAATCATAATCTTGTTGTACATCATTTATATTCTTTTACAGAAATTTTAAAAGAAACATTAAATATATTAGATTTACCTTTATATCCGCAAATATCTTTTTATTCAAATGAAGAATTAAAATTATTAGAAGATAAATTTCTTGAATTACATTATCAAAAAGGTTTTGGGCAACCATTAATAAAACCACTACATAAACTTTTTCATTATAAAAAAGGTTATTTAATTATTGATAATGGAGAACTTAATGATTTTAAACAAAGATATTATAATTTTGAATTTGACGACTCATTAGAAGAAGAATATAAATACAAGACAATTTTATTGAAGGAGGTTGGTTAAAATACCAATTTCCTTTTATTTTGAAAACAAGGAGTTGAAATCAGATGCCCAAAACAACAAAAACTCAAAGACAACCTAAAGTGGTGTCTGGTGAAGGTTATTGTAGAAAGTGTAAAAAAATACTTCCATTAGACAAATTTTATGAAGCTACAAATCCTTATCTTGATGAAAATGGATTTATGAGTATATGTAAAATTCATTGCCATGAAATTTATAATCATTACTTCTCCATTTATAATAATATGGAAAAAGCATTGCAATTAACATGTCAAGATTTAGATATAAGATTTAGTGCAAAAGCATTAGAACAAGTTCAATCACATATTGAAAAATTATTATCTACTGGCAAAAAAGCAGATGCGGTTTTTGGATATTATAAAAGTAAATTAAGTTCTCTTAGTAGAGGTAATGAAGGTATTGATAATTTTAGATTTAGAGATAGTGATATTTTAAATAATAATTCTTTACCAATAATTAATGAAAATAATTATACATTAGGAGAAAGTAATTTTGAAGTAACTCAAGATTTTATTAAATTTTGGGGTACAAATTTTGATAAACAAGAGTACGAATATTTATCTGAAAAATTAGATGAATATTTAAATACATACGAATGTGAAACACCGGCAATGGAAGAATTACTTAAACAAGCGGCTTTTGAAAGTTTAGAAATAAGAAATAAAAGACAAAAAAGAGAAGATGCTTCTAAAAATCTTAAAAATCTTCAAGATATATTAGGTTCTGCGAATATAAAACCAAATCAAGAAACAGGAGCAAATGCAACAGAGCAAGCTACTTTAGGGGTTCTTATAAAAAAATGGGAAACCGAAGAACCAATACCCGAACCTGATCCAGAATGGAAAGATGTTGATGGAATTGGTAAATTGATTAGAGTATTTTTTCTTGGTCATTTATGCAAAATGATGGGAATTAACAATGATTATTCTAAAGAATATGAAGAAGAAATGGAAAAATTAAGAGTTAATTTACCTGAAAATGAATTATTTGATGACTTGGAAGAAGGAATTTAAATATGGGATTTTTCCAAGTTGATAGAAATAAATACTCAAGTAAATCGTTAGGATTTAAAGGAAAAAATTATAATAAGTCAGGTGATAAATATACAAAATCTGAAAGATTAATGAACGGAGTTGCTAAATGGACTTCTTTTTATAGAGAAAATCCTCAAAGATTTTGTAAAGATTATTTAAATGTTTCTCTTCGACCATTTCAAGCTATTTTGCTTTATATGATGTTTCATTATGTTTATGTAATGTATATTGCCGCAAGGTCACAAGGTAAAACGTGGTTAACTGCGGTTTTTTGTATATGTCGTTGTATTCTTTTTCCTGGCACAAAAATAGTTGTGGCAAGTGGCTCAAAAGCCCAAGCAATGAAGATTGTAACAGAAAAAATTCCTGAAATAATGGCTAACTCCCCTAACCTTAAAAGGGAAATTATAAAAATATCTACTTCTATGAATAGTGATGATCCAAATATAATGTTCGCAAATTCAAGTTGGATTAAAATTGTTGCATCTAATGAAAAGGCAAGATCGGCTAGGGCGCATATTTGTGTATATGATGAATTCCGACTTATTGATATTAATATATTAACTAGGGTTTTGCGTAGATTTTTAGGTACTCCTAGACAACCGGGATATTTAAAAAAACCACAATATAAACATTTACAAGAAAGAAATCAGGAAATATATTTAAGTTCCGCATGGTTTAAAAGTCATTGGGCATGGAATAGATTTCAATCTTTTTTTAAATTATTTGTAAAAGGTAAAAAATATTTTATATGTGGTCTTCCCTATCAATTATCAGTTCAAGAAGGATTGCTTATGAAAGAACAAGTAATTGATGAAATGCAAGAAGAAGATTTCGATGAATTATCATGGCAAATGGAAATGGAATGTATGTTTTTTGGAGAATCTGAAAAAGCATATTTTAAATATGATGATTTAAATAAAAGTAGAAATTTAACAAAACCATTTTTACCTATGACAGATGCAGAATATATACAATTTAAAGGAGAAAAGAAAAAGCATAAATTTTATAAACCTAAAAGAGATGATGAAATTAGATTTTTAGGTGTGGACTGTGCTTTAATGGGTGGTCGTGCGAATGACGCAAGTGTATTTACTTTTATTAGATGTATTCCTAATGGGGATGAATATATAAAATCTGTTGAATATATTGAAGCAATTGAAGGGCAACATACTACAATTCAAGCATTAAGATTAAAGCAAATATTTTATGATTTAGATTGTGATTATTGCGTAATGGATACTGCTGGTAATGCTATTGGTATTTATGATGAGATTACAAAGATAACATTTGATTCTATTAGAGGTATTGAATACCCTGCTTGGTGTGCTATGAATGATGATAAGATGCAAGAAAGAGCATATGATAAAAATGCTGTACCTTTAATATTTTCAATTAAAGTGGCAGGTGCATCTGCTTTGCAAGTTGGGCACGAAATGAATACTTATACTAAAACACAATTTGAAAAGAAAAAAATAAAACTTCTTTGTTCCGAGATTGAAGGTAGAGATTATTTAATAGATAATAAAGATTCTTTAAAATTAGATGTTGATGAAAACGCTAGAATTATTGCTAATTATTTTCAGACTACCAGACTAATTCATGAAATGATTAATCTTGAAATGGAAATTAAAGGAGGTTATATAAAATTAACAGAACCAGCGGGACACAGAAAGGATAGGTTTAGTTCACTTTCTTATTGTCTTTATTATATTAAATTAAAAGAAGCAGAATTAAGAGTTGGTAAAGACGAAAGTGATGATTTAGATTATTTATCACAGTTCCCAATGTTCTAATTTATATTATTAACTTTAAAAAAGAAAGGAGGTAGTTATTTATTGCCTCGTAAAAAAAAAGAATCTGAAGAAATGCTAAATGAACGTGAATTATACGATGTTTTAGAATTTGCTCGAAATATTTATCAAGGAAATATAACCCCAAATATATTTACGCCCGAATTAGTTAATGCTCGAATGAAAGATTTAAATTTAAATCCTCTTTCTGCAACTGAAACAAATATTGAGTCTGCATTAAAAGACCCTAAAAATAATGAAAAACAATTAATTGGATATAGTGAATTTTTCTCTTTAACATCAATGATTTATAAAAGATTAACTGGCTATATGTCACAAATGCCAGCATTCGATTATACACTTACTTGTATTAATGCTACAAAAGAAGATTATAAAAGCAAGAAATATAAAAAAGATTTGCAAATTGCATATGATTTTTTAGATAAATTCAATGTTAAAAGAGAATTTAAAAAAATTATGAGTCAACTTTTAGAAAAAGAAATTTATTATGGAACGTTAAGAGATGATTCAGATAGTAAATATATATTTCAGGAACTACCATATAATTATTGTAAAATAACAGGAAGAAGTGAATTTTCATTATTATTTGATTTTAATATGCAATATTTTTTTAATCAATCTGGTGTAGATATAAATATGTTTCCTGATGTTTTTAAAGATTATTATAATAGAGTTTTAGATTCTAAAAGAAGTGGTTATAATCCTGCAAATTCAATTGATAAAAGGACTGGAGAATGGGTTTATTGGGTACAAACTTCCCCTGAAGATGGCATGTTTGCTTTTAAATTTAACACTGAAAATGTAACTGCTATCCCCTATCTTGCTCCTTTGTTTTCTGATATTGTATTGGCTCCAATGATGCGAACTTTACAAAAGAATGTAAATATATTAAAAGCACAGAAGGTACTCGTTGGTTTAATACCTTTACTTAAAGATTCTAAAGGTGGAAGTGTAAAAGACGCTGTTGCTATTGAACCGGGAACACTTGGTAAGTTTCTTGGTCTTTTAAAAGCAGGACTTCACGAGTCTGTAAAAATTGGTGGTGTTCCTTTTTCAGATGTTAAAGAAATTGATTTTGATACTACCAATACTAGTATTCTTGATGATTATGCTAAAACAACTGCTTCTATGAGTGGTATAAACAGTAGAATGGTTTTTGCAAATGATAAAATGTCAAATATGGAAACTCAAGCGTCTATAAATACAGATGAATTTTTAACACTTCATGTATATTATCAATTTAATCAATTTATGGATTATCAGATTAATAAAAGGACAAAGCATTTTAAATTTAAATTTCTATTTGAGGGATCAGAATTTCAAACAAATAGGCAATTTAGATTAGATAATGCTTTAAAATTATCAGAAAAAGGTATAACACTTCCTCAGAAATTTGCGGCGGCTATCGGTATGGAACCACAAGATTTTTATCGTCAACTTGAAGAATGTCAAGCAATGGAATTTACAGATATGCTTACTCCTTTAATTAGTGTATATCAACAAAGTGGGAAAAATGATAAAGGTGGAAGAGATAGAAAACCAGATAGTGAACTTACTGATGAAGGTCAGGCAACACGCGATAATGGAAGTAATTTAGATAGAGGGGGTATTATATGATAGAACGAGAAAGACGTTGGGAAATTAATAATATCAATAATATTCCCTCTGATAATATTATTGATCAATTTATTATAGAACAAACTTATGCTTATTATAAACCTGATTTACGTATAAGAAAAATTACTCGACAAGACAAAGAAGAATTTTCTCATTGTGCTAAATATTTTATTGAAGATGGTGACAGAGAAGAAGTTGAACAAAAAATATCGAAAGAAAGATATAACAGGATTTTTAATAGTATAAATAAAAAACCAGTAATTAAAAAACGTATAATAATTGATATTGGTAATGATTTATATGCAGAAGTGGATGATTTTCAAAATTCTAATGATATAGTTGTTGAAGTAGAATTCAAAGATAAAGATAATAAAGATAGTTTTATACCTCCTGATTGGTTTGGTAATGAGATTAAATCTAATAAATCAATAAATTATTCTGTTTTTTGCAAGATTAATAATATAAATATTTCTATATGGGATTAAATCATTTATTTAGGTGGTATTTATGAATATTAATAAAAAATATATAAAATGTTTTACTCAGAAAAAATCTGCCGAATTACAAGAAGCAGGTTTTTCTTTTTTATTTGAAAAAGCAGGAGTTTTTTATCATTTAAACAACGAACAAGTGATTGCGAAATTTAGTGATGATAAAAGTATATTAAAAGATACTAAATACTCCTCATATATTCCTTTTTAAAGGAGGTGGAATTAATCGTTGAAAGATATTATAAATTTTACTTCAAAGTTTTCTGAACTAGAAGTTATCAATCCTTTGATTACGAAATATAGGATAAATATATGTCAAGCCGACATTCCCGCAAACAATTATATATTCTCAAAATCAGTTATCGAGGGTATGGCAAATACTATTTGTGGTTCTGGTGTTTATGCTTATTACTTTGATAAATTAGATCAATTAGGAGGACATTCAGACGATATAGTAAAAACTCCATATGGTTATGTGCGTACTCCCGAAACGGTAGCATATGGATTTGCTGATATACATAAAATGCCATATTGGATGGAAATAGATGGTGAAAATTGGTACTGTGCTGATGTATATATATGGACAGGTATTAATCCCGGTATTGAAAATATATTGAATAATGGTGTGGTATGGCAAAGTATGCAAGTTGCGGTAGATGAAGAACAGCAAGGACAATATAAGGTAGTAAAGGATGCTGTATTTTTGGGATTTTGTTTGTTACAGGGAATTGATCCTGCTTATACAGGATCAACAATAGCAAAATTTTCTTTTGAAGACTTAGGTTCTAAAATTGATTTATTAACTTCAGAAATTAATCAACTTAAACAAGAATATAAACAATTCTCAAATCAAAATAAGAACCAAACTGATTTACAAGTAAATAATGAATTAGAATCTGTGCAATTATCAAACAATGAAAATAATACAGAAACTAATGAATTAAATACTTTAAATATAAATACTTCAAATAATATTGAAGAATTTTCAAACAATAATAAACAAGAAAAGGAGGAAGGTGAAAACGTGGAAAAGGAAAAAATTGAATTTAGTTTAAATTCTGATCAAATAAGAGAAATATTTAATATTGCATTGTCTGAATATAAGTATATTGATGGTATTTATGAAAGTCGTAGATATTATGTTGAAACTTATGATGTAGAGTTTGTTTATCTTTATGATTGGAAAGAAAGTAAAACTTATCGCATGACATATCAAATAATTGATAATGTTGCAACTATTGATTTTGATTCAGCAGAGCAAGTTATTAGTGGTGGGTATATGCCAGTGAAAGAAGATAATAATGAAAATATTGAATTATCTTCAAATGATAATGTAGATAATGCCGCCATGCAGGAATTAAATGAAAAATCAGCAGAAGATAATAAAGAACTTGCAGAGGAAAATTTAGCAAATCCTGAAGAAGTTAATACTTCTGAATCTGAAGTAGCAAATGAATCTGAAGATAAAGTAATTATGAGTCTTAAACAAGAATTGTCTGATTTACAAGAAAAATTCTCTATAATTGAATTAGATATGAATTCTTGTTTAGAAGAAAATAAACAACTTAAAGAATTTAAAGCAAGTATAGACAAACAAAATAAAGAGTTTGCCATAGAGGTTACTCTTAAAGAAGTTCAAAATATTTTGCCAAATGAAGAAGTTGAAGCATGTAGATTATCTGCTGAGAATTTTTCTTTAGATGATATTGATATGTGGAAAAATGAAGTAAAAGCAAAGGCATTTAATTTTTCTAAAGGAATAACTGAAAAGAAACCATTTATACAAATTGCTTTCCCAAATGCTGATACACCAAAACGTGGTACAGGGTTATGGGATTAATTTATCAATATAAATAAAGGAGGTAAATGTAAATTATGGCAATTACTGATGCTCAAGAAGCAAAATTAAATAAAATGAATAGAGCTTCACAAGATGTTTTGCTTGGTACTATTATACAGGGATTACAGGTAATGGTTCCAGATAGTACATCGGGAACCATATTAACTAAAGCATATTTTGCTCCTGCCGCAAGTGCCGCTACTACTAGTATAAATTATCACAAACTTTTTGCAATAGGTGATGTAACAGGAACAACCGCATATGGATTTGGTGATCCTACGAAACCTACTACTGGATTAATGGCTTGTTTTGGTAGAACCGCTATAGCAACTGCTACAATAACTGATACTGGTTTAGATATTCGCGCTATTAATAAACTTGTAAATACGGGTGCTAATAATATTCAAGGTGCTTATATTAAGGCAAAAAATTATACTGGTGGGACTGTTGGTGGAGATTTAATAGGACAATTTATTGAAACAGTTAATGATGGAACTGTAACAGGTAAAGTTATTGGATTAAAATTAGGCAAAGATAGTGGGGTTATGACAGCAGACATTCAGTTTACAAATGGGCAATATTTAGTCACTCTTGCTACTGCTATTACTGCAAATAGTACTACTACATCTGCTCCTGCCGGTTCTATTGGTATTACTTCTCATTCTACGGGTGTAGGTAAATTATTCGTATCTGATGGTAGTAAATGGCAATATGCTTCTGTGTCTGCATAAATATTAAATTATTAGAATAAAAGGAAGGTAATATTTTGAATATTGAATCATTAGAAGGAAGGAAAAAACAGTTAAATATTCAATTAGAACAACAACAAAATATAATTGATCAGGCACTTGCTAATATAAATGCCATTCATGGTGCATTGCAAGAATGTGATCATTGGATTGGACAAATCGAACAGGTTGAACAAACTAAAAAATCTAATATTAAAAAGGAGGAATAACTTGAATAAATTTTTTTATTGTTATTCCTCAAACTTGAAATCTTTTCTAGTAGATAATGGATTGAAATATATACATAGTGCAATTCATTTTAAAACAAAGAAAAGATTTTTTGTGTTTAATGAAAGTGATTCACTTAATAATTTATTGGATGTATGGAGAAACAATAAATAATATTTTGGATGGTGATATTTTGGAAGAAATTATAACTAGTAATAAATTAGTTTTGCAGGTTAAACAAATATCTAAAATACATAAAAAAATTAAAGGAATTTATATTATTTATAATATTATAAATAAGAAAAGTTACGTTGGGCAAACAATAAATATTTATAAAAGAAGAAATAATCATTTTGCTGAATTAAGAAGAGGTAAACATCATAATATCTATTTACAAAGAAGTTGGGATAAATATGGTGAAAATAATTTTATTGGTTATGTTGTTAAGATAGTTGATAATATTGATGATTTAAATATAGAAGAATTATTTTATATTAAATTAATGCAAACAAGATTAAATAATCATGGATATAATCAGAAACTTGATACATATTCAAGAAAAGAAGAAAATATTTCAAAAGATCAACTTAATAATGAAAAACTAAGTCTTAGAAAATCAGTTATTCAGTTAGATTTTAATGGTAATTTTATTGCAAGATATGATGGTCAAGAAATTGCCGCTATTGAAAATGATTTATGGCAATCACAGATTGGATATTGTTGTAATAAAATAAGAGGTAGTAGTGGAGGATATCATTGGCTTTATGAAAGTGAATATAATGATGATTTCAATTTTGAAGAATATTTAAAAACTATTCCAAAAACTCGTTTAAAAGGTAAACATGGTGAACGTAATTATGTAAATCCTAAAAATTGGCATGTGTTGCAAATTGATAAGAATAATAATAGTATTATAAAAATTTGGGATAATCCTGCAAAGACTAAAGAATATGGTTTTAATCCAAATAAGATTTATGAGTGTTGTAGTGGAAAAATAAAAACACATAAGGGTTTTAGTTGGATTTATGAGAAAAATATAATATAGTAAAAAAATAAAAAAATTGGAGGTAATATGATGTCTTATAACGTACTTATACAGAATGCCGTACAGGCAATGAATATTGATGCTTTGAATAGAGATGCCGTGTGTGCGGCTAATGTTGACAATGGTAATGTTTTTTATTTAGCAACAAAATCTTCTACTGCTGGTGAAGGTGAAGTTTGGACTGCTACTCAACCTGCTACTGGTAGTGGACTTAAAATATCTTTTAAACTTGTAGGTACTACTTATATTTCTATTGCTGATGGAAGTATTGCAACTCAAAGAGTTACTGCTTATCAACTTGAATGTGTAGATAATTCTACTGGTTTATGGATGGCTTATAGTCCTGAAATTGTAACTGTAGTATCTGGAACTAAGAAATACAAAGGTATTGACCCTGATCCAAGAGATTTTACTAATATTGCTACTGAAATATTTACTGCTTTTAAACCGCAGGTTGGAGATATTGTTACAATGACTGCTGACGGAATTGGAACTACTGCTATTGGAAGTAATACTTACGCTGTTGCTAAAGATGGTCAGTATAAACTTGATTGGGCTTCTGCCGCTAATAGTTAATTAAATTATTAATATAAATTTAAAGGAGGAATTATTTAATATGAAGATACCTACTAATGTAATTGCCTTTGCAGGCGATAAAGTAAAAATATATGAGCAATTTAAGGATTATTTTAATCATTATCATAAAAAAGGTTCTTTTGATGAAACTGTTTCTTTATCAGAAAAAGAAAATAAAATTAATGTTGCTGTACGAGAAGAAATAGCAAGATTATCAAATCTTCCTACAGTTGATGGTATTGCTCCTGAAGTTTTAGCAACACATCCTGCTTATTCGTGGGCTACTTTTGCGGTTATTGGTGCAATGGTTGATAGTATACTTCCTGAAGCTATTATTGATTCCGTTGGGTTATATACAAATGTTCTTACAGGTGGATATGGAGATTCATTCGCGATAGATATCAAACCCCGCGATTTGTTTGTTGTTTCTAAAGCAAGTAGAGGCAAGAGAACTTCTGAAATACATAAACAGTTTGAAGGTCAGGTTACTATTGTTCCTGAATTTAGAGATATTACTGTGCAGGTTGCTCTTTATAAGGTTCTTGCTGGTCAAGAAAATCTTGCTGAATTTGCATTAAAAGCCGCAAGATCATTAGAAGCACAGATGACTATTGATGCATTTAATTGTTTCAATACTGCTATGGAAACATTAGATAATGCTGGCGATGATCTTCTGAGAGTTGCTGGATATTCTCAACCTACTCTTGTTGAACTTTGCCAGAAAGTAACTGCTTGGAATGGTGGTAATAAAGCTGTTGTTGTTGGTACTCAGATAGCTTTACAGTCAGTACTTCCTAGTGACGCTAACTATAGGTATGACCTTGATAGTGATTATGCCAAAATTGGTTATGTAAGAACTGCTTTTGGTTATGATTTGATGGCACTTCCGCAGGTTGCAGATTATAAAACTCCGTTTAAATTAACACTTGATGATAATAATATTTATATTCTTTCACCTTCTGCTCCGAAACTTATTAATTTGGCTATTGAAGGTGCGACAATTAGTATTACGAATGGCATTTATGACAATGCTAATTTAACTCAGAATACTACGATGAAAAAGAGTTATGGAGTTGCTGTAGGCACTAGTTCTGTTGCTGGTATTATCACAATTGCGTAATTTAAATTAATATTAGAGAGGGTAATCCCCTCTCTTTATTTTATTACTGTACAAAAGGAGAATATAAAAATATGGCAAAAACAAACAAAACAGAAAATACTACTAATAATAACGAAAATACTATCAATAATAAAGAAAATAATGATATAAGCAAAAAACTTGAAAAAGAAAATAAACAATTACGTTCCGAATTAAATGAACTTAAACAAATGATTTTGAATTTAACTAATAATCAAACTCAGCAAAAAAATCAAATAAATGAACCTGAAAATAATGTTGTTGATAAAGATGATTCTGATATTAGACCAAATAAATATATAAAAGTAATGTCTTTAAATTTCGGAAAACTTGTTTTATCTACAGAATCAAAAGGACAAGGTAAAGTTTTTGTTTTTAATAAATTTGGTGATGTTAAAAATATTGTTTATTCTGAATTGGCGAATTTAATTCATCATCAACAGTCATTTGCTGAACAAGGAAGGTTTTATATATTTGATAAACAAGTGATAAAAAATCATGGATTAACGGAGTATTATGAAAAATTTATGACTAAAGAAATGATTGATAATATTCTTAATCATAATAGAGAAGAAATTGTGAATTTGTTTAATAGTACTACTAAAACTCAAAAAGACGTTATTGTAAATTTATTAATTAAACAAATAGTAGATGGAGTTGATGTTGATATAACTAAAGTAGATATTATATCAAGATTGGCAGAAGTAAACATTTATGATATTGCGCGAGACAAAATAGAATCAAAGAAAATTGAATAGTGGGGTGATTAAAATATGACTACCACTTACACTACATTTGATGATATTCATGATCTAACATTACTTGTGGTTCAAGATTTTAAATTAGATGAATTATATACTTCTTCCCCTACTAATTTTAATACAACTATGGATGGTATTCTTATTAGAAGTATACCTGAATTTACAAATTGTCAACAGGATTTAGATGATTATACTTTATCTACAAGAACATTTAATATAGTTTTAACTTCAACAGAGAAATCTATATTATCAAAATTACAAGTAATTACTTGGTTAGATTCTAAAATATTAGATGTTAAACAACTTCAAAATCATCTTAACGATACTGATTTTAAAACTTTTTCTGCTTCTCAAAATTTAAAAGCAAAAATGGATGCTAGAGAAATATTATTTGAAAAAGTATCACAGAGTATGACGGATTATGGTTTAAAAAATGCTCCTTGGACAGATTGGGGTAATGGGGTATTTGAATGAGTTTAGATGATTTTAATGGATGTAAATTTATTAATTTTAAAAATAAATCTGGTAATTACCATATATTAAATTTATTAAATAATAAAATATATTTTGGTAGTGCTAAAAATTTATACAGTAGAATGACCACTCATTATAGTTTACTTAATTTAAATAAACATCATAATAAACATCTTCAAAATGCATGGAATAAATATGGTGAAGAAAACTTTAAGTTTTTTGTAAATCAAATTATAGAAGATGGAGAAAATGTATTAGAAAGAGAGCAATTTAATATTGATTTATTTAAACAATATAAACCTGAACTTCTATATAATATAAATCCAATTGCAGGTAGTTTGTTGGGGTTTAAACATTCAGAGGAAACACGTAAAAAAATGAGTGAACATAGTGCTAAAAATAATTTAGGAAAACCTATGTCTGAAGATGCAAAAAAGAAATTATCTGAAACTAACTTGGGTAAGAAACATTCTGAAGAATCAAAAATAAAAATGTCTATTTCAAGAAAAGGTAAACCCAAACCAGAATCTTTTAAGGAAAAAATAAAAGGTGAGAATAATATAAAAGCAAAACTTACAGAATTAGATGTTATTAATATAAAATTAAGAATGTTAACTGAAACAAATATGTCTAAAATTGCAAGGGAGTTTGGTATTGGAACAACACAAATATATCGAATAAGAGATAAAGAACAATGGGGTTGGGTAGATATACCTGAAGAATTATTATGTCAGCAAGCAGGTGATTTATAATGAACAATATAAATTCTAAAGAAAAATTAATTTATGTAAATCATCTAATAGGCAATATTTATAAAATTTTACCTCTAACAGAAGATAATTCTAATAAAATACCTAAATTATATACTGAAAGATTGATAGAAGATATTATTTCAGCAAATGTTTTATTTGATGGATTGTTAATTTTATTAATTGCAAAATTAAATATTTTAATTACTAAAGAATTATCTCATAAGCAAATAAAATCAATTATATTTGAATCTATTAATCTTTGTAAAAAAATAATAAAAGAAATTGAATTAGAAAAGTGAGGTGAGGATATTGGCCTTACCATTTTATACTGCTTGGAAAACCGTATCCTCTACTCCTTCTGAATATTGGAAAGACAGTTTTCAAGCATTAGTTGATGATGAATTTGCATATTCTCCTACAATTAAAATAGTTTTACATAATGGGGTTAGTACTGTAGTAAGAGTAGTTGGAAAGTTTAATACTGAATCTTTGACAAGAAATAATGATAATTATCAAAAGATTCTATTTAGTGATTATGATTATACAGTAAGTATTGGTGATTTATTTGTATTTGACAGTCTAAATTGGTTGTGTACTGATATTAGTTCAACTGCCGTTTCAAAATCGTGTACCGTTGAACTTTGCACCACTACCCTATCTCTGTATAAAAACCATATTTTATTTCAATTTCCCGCTATAATATCGAACAAATATTCTATGGGTGTTGAAAACGAAAATAATAAATATATAACTCTAAATGATGATGAGATAATTATTACTATTTCGGATAATGTAAATTCACAAAATATTGAAGTGAATGATGTCATAACTTTAGGAGATAGGAATTATTTTGTACAAAGCATTCAAGATGTAGTAAAAAGTGGACTTTTGATACTAAAAATGAAGGTTACGGTTGAGGAAGTTGATAGTCATGTGTTTGTGGTTGAGATAATGAATAATAGTGGAATTTTAAATGTTGATGATAATTTAACTTTAAATTGTGTCGCAACTGATAATGGAATTGTAGATTCATCCCCTACCCTTTCATACCTATCTTCAAATACTGCTGTTGCTACTGTTTCGTCAAGTGGTGTTGTAACTGCTAAATCTGTAGGAACTGCCACTATAACAGTTGGATATGGTACTGTTTCGGATACTTTGAATATAACGGTTCAAAGTGCGTCAGCGAGTGATGATTATAAGGTTTCAGTAAGCGGAGCAAGTACAGTTAAGTTAGAAAATAACATTACTTTGAGTGCTACTATTTTTAATAATGGTGTGATTGATTCAACTGAAACTGTGACATGGACAATAACAAATAATGATGCTAGTAGTAATGTTTATTTAAGTTTGGTTTCTTCTACGGGTAGTACTATAACGTTGAAATCGACTAGTGTAAGTAGTTATGTTGGTCAATTAGTCACTATCAGGGCAAGTAAACATGATGATGCTACGGTTTATGATGATTTTGTGGTTCAGATAAAGAGTTTATTTTAAGGAGGTGGATTGATTGACAGTAGAAAAATCTTATAAATTTAAACATATAGAAAATAACCTCCTAAAAATATTAGCATTACTATTAGAAAATGAAAATATAAAAAAATATATATATTATCTTACAGATAATCCTCTTATAGAAATAAATGTAACTCAAGATTTAGTTGAATTAGGTCATGTAATTTTAACCCCATTTAATCCAGTAGTATTATCACAAGAAAAAGTATGTGTATTTTTAAATCCATATTCGGGTGATTTTAAGAATTCATCACTTAGTAATTTAGAATTTTTAATAGATATCATCATTCCTTCATCAAAATGGTTGTTAAACGGACTTGGGCAGATACGGGCGTTCCGTTTAGCAGACGAGATTTCTCAGATTTTAGATCAACAGAAAATTGCAGGGATGACAGAAGTGGAAGTTACTCGATTTAAGATGTATAAAGTAGATGAATCATATTCTGGTTTAACATTATGGATTAAGGTTAATTCATCTTCTATGAAAGGGTTGAGATAATTAATGACTTCATTAAAATACATATTTGCTCAACCTGAATATATAGAAGGAATTGGTAATATCTATCCTATAAAATTAAAGGATTATGATGAATTTCAAAAATATTCAAATTTAATATTAATATCAAAAAATAATTTTAAAGAATGTGATATACCATTATTAGGTTTGATATTTATGTGTTCGGAAGAACTTGGAATAATAGTTGATAAATTAATAATATATTTTGAAAATCTATTTTCTTTGGTTTTAAGAAAGTCAGTAAAAT